TTGTATAAACGAATATACTATTGCTACAACAAACGGTAAAATTATAATTAAAAAAAGTAGTTTTTGTTTTAACATTAGCTTGCGGTGTAGCCGTTGCCTGCTGAGATTGCTGCGTTAGTTGCAGTCATTGACTCACTGCCCCAATCTTCTTTAGCTACCATCAACTCAAGGTGCTGAGTGTTACGATCTACACAGCCTTGGCGGTCTGCGGCATCATCTTCTGCCATGCAGTTGCCTGCAATTACGTCTGTGATTAAAGCTACGCTGTCACCCATTGCTGAGTAGTCTTGTGCGAGTTGTTCTGCTGTACGATCTTCCATTGTCTTTATCCTTCTAGGGTTGTGATGCGAGCAAGTGCTGCGTCAAGTTGTGTTGAGAGTTCTTGTATAGCTTTGGTTAGTACAGGTATCAATGCGGCTTCTGCTACTTCTTGTGCGCCATCATCTCTTTCGTCCCAAAGTCTAAAGCCATCCTTCAATCCACTATCAGCATCAATAGCTGTTTTAACTTCTTGGGCTATAAAGCCGTGGTTGGTTTGAGTGTTCTTAAAGACTTTGGTGGAGTCAGCTTCATAGGCGTTGAAGGTTTCTGGCAGTTCACCAAGAGTCTTGTAGTTCCAAGTCCGCGGCCGTAGAGCATTGATAAAGCTAAGACCTGTGGTAGCGTCTGTAATGTCTTTTTTGTATCTTTCATCTGAGACTGTGGCCCATGTTGCTACACCGTTTTGCGCTCTGATGTCAGAAGCTCCAGAGCCTAATGTTGTGTAACCGCCCGCACCGGCAATATCATAGCCAATAACTTGCGCATCGGTAGCGCCTGTTGTGGTGCCATGTGAATAAGAACCAATCAGCGTACATCTGGAACCTGTTATATGGTCAACAGCGTGAGTACCACTTAAATAACCAACACATACGTTTCCATCACCAGTTGTAATTGCATTACCTGCATTACTACCTACGGCTGTATTAGTAGTGCCTGTGGTGTTAGCATAAAGTGCACGATAACCACTAGCCGTATTGTTATCTGCTGTGGTGTTGGCGCTTAGGGCTTGATGTCCTGTAGCAACATTGTAATCACCTGTGGTGTTGTATCTTAAAGCATAATTGCCTGTTGCCACATTCTTAATACCTGTGGTGTTAGTGCTTAAAGAACTATAACCTACAGCAGCATTGTCACTTGCTGTAGTGTTTGCGTCTAGGGAATAAGCACCAACAGCTACGTTTGCAGTACCTGAAGTGGTTGCACCTAAAGCTGACCTTCCAATTGCTGTATTAGAAACAGCCGTATTAACAATTAATGCCTCAAAACCAACAGCGGTACAACTATCTCCTGTAGTAATAGCACTTAAAGCACTTTTACCCACGGATGTGTTAGCGCCACCTGTAGTGTTAGCGTCTAAAGCTAAAGCTCCAACGGCTACGTTGTTAGCACCTGTGGTGTTTGCGGCTAATGAGTTCCTACCAACACCAGTATTTTCACTACCTGTTGTATTAGCTTTCATTGCTTCTCTACCCACTGCGGTGTTTAAGTCACCTGTGGTGTTTTTAAATAATGAGTTCAGACCAACTGCTGTGTTGTTTGAAGCTGTAGTATTTTTCTCTAAAGCCTGATGACCTAAAGCAGTATTACCTGCTCCTGTGGTATTAACACCTAAAGTTCCATAACCCACTGCCACATTATCATTTGCTGTCGTATTAGCGTCTAAAGCTAAAGCACCAACGGCTACGTTATTTGTACCTGTGGTGTTTGCGCGTAAAGCAGACAATCCAACGGCTGTGTTGTTAGAGGCAGTGGTGTTAAGCCTTAAAGCGTCTTGACCCACCGCTGTATTATTAGCGCCTGTCGTGTTTTCAAACAATGCCTTGTAACCCACTGCGGAGTTAGCAGATGCTGTTGTATTGCTGCTTAATGCTTGACCGCCTATAGCGGTATTTCTTTCGCCAGTAGTGATTGAATCACCTACAAGACCACCGATTAAAACATTCTCAGTGCCTGTGGTGATTCCCCTACCTGCGGTGTAACCCACAGCCACGTTGAAACTATCCGTATTTGAAGTAAAGTTTTGGCTCATAAGAGCTTCAAAACCTATGGCAGTAGTTTTTGTTCCAACGGTGTCAGCACTAAGTGCCTTATAACCAATCGCAAGGTTGTTATTTGAGGAAGTTAAAGCATCACCTGCTAAAGCACCCATAAGAACATTTTGAACGCCTGTGGTGATATCATTACCTGCATCAAAACCCACTGCGGTGTTGTAGGTATCAGCGTTTGAGGTTACATTTGCAGAGGCTAACGTACCTACACCAACTGCTACGTTCCTGTCACCCAAAGTCATTGTGCTTAAAGAGTTGTAGCCGATTGCGGTGTTGTTATCTCCAGTTGTTAGAGCGTCACCGGCTAGTGCGCCAATTAAAGTTTGACGAACGCCTGTGGTGACTAACATTCCTGCCTGAGAACCTACGGCTGTATTATATGCATTGGTTGCCGAAGTAAAGTTTTGTGAAAGTAAAGATAGATAACCTATAGCAACAGACCTACTGCCTAAAGTGTCTGCTGAAAGAGCGCGTTGACCGACAGCTACATTAAAATCAGCATCCGTTAAAGCGTCACCGGCTAGTGCGCCCACGATGGTGTTTTGAACGCCTGTGGTTACTGATAGACCTGCTTGATCACCAACGGCTACGTTGTATGTGCCTGTTGTATTAGCATTTAAAGCGGCATCTCCTAGTGCGAGGTTATTAGACCCTGTGGTGTTTTGGCTTAACGAAGCGTAGCCAAAAGAATTGTTGTAATTACCTGTAGTGTTTGCGTCTAAAGCTAAGGCTCCTACTGCGTTGTTTCTTGTGCCCGTGGTGTTTGCTAATAAAGCACTTCTGCCCACTGCTGTGTTGTTTGAAGCTGTAGTGTTCCCATTTAAAGCACCTTTGCCCACTGCCGTATTTTCTGCACCAGTTGTATTAGACTTCATAGAGTCATGTCCAACTGCGGTATTGTTATTAGCGGTGGTGTTCGCGTCTAAAGAGCCTTGTCCTACTGCAACATTAGAAGAGCCAGTTGTAATCGAATCACCCGCTTGAGCACCAATTAGGGTGTTTTCTTTGCCTGTGGTTACTGCGGCTCCTGCGTTATAGCCTAATGCTGTATTGTAGCTATAAGTTCCTGAAGAAAAACTTTGAGAAGTTAAGGCTTGATAACCTATGGCAGTAGTTCTGGCTCCTGCTACATCCGACCCTAATGCAGATTGCCCTAATGCTACATTAGAAGAGCCAGTAGTCAGGACATCACCTGCAAGACCACCGATGAGGGTGTTTTGAACGCCTGCGGTTACTGCGGCTCCTGCGGCAAAACCCACTGCTGTGTTGTAGGCATCGGTAGCAGATGTGAAATTTTGTGTCCTCAAACTACCATATCCAATAGCAGTAGAGCGAGCGCCTAAAGTATCTGCCTCTAAAGTGAAAGTACCAACCGCAACATTAAAATCACCAGTAGTAATCGCAGTACCTGCTTCATCGCCCACGACCACATTATAATTACCACCGCTTGCAATGCTGTTACCTGCGTTTACGCCTGCGCGGAAGTTACTTGTTCCTGCTGAAGCCGTGATGATGTCTGCACCCGTAGCAAAGGTGACATCTGCTGCAAAGTTAGATGCACCGTCAACATCTAAAACGTCTAGGTTAGTCGTGCCGTCAATATCTATATCGCCTGAAATGTCTAAGGAAGCACCTGTTAGGACTCCTGCAACAGTCAGTGTAGAAGCCATGTCAACTGCGCCATCAATATCCACAACGTCAAGGTTGGTAGTTCCGTCAATATCTATATCGCCAGAGATGTCTAAAGAAGCTCCTGTTAGAACACCTGCAACAGTCAGCGTAGAAGCCATATCAACCGCACCGTCAATATCCACAACGTCAAGGTTAGTAGTTCCGTCAATATCTACGTTACCTGAGATGTCTAGAGATGCAGCGATTATCTCACCGCTTGCATTGATAGCTCCGTTAATATCAATTGTAGTTGCAGCTATTTGAATTTCTGTGTCAGCTACTATGTCTAGTTGTCCATCAGCACTAGAGTTAATGTAGATTGCTGAGTCTCTGAACTGGACTTTTTTATCAGTGCCAAGAGTAGAATCAGCATTAGAAGCAAAGCCACCATTAAACACAGTAGCAGCGGTTGTGGTTAATACGCCTGTAACGAGTGCAGTGGTCGCCATGTTTACAGCACCATCAATGTCAACAACATCTAAGTTAGTAGTGCCGTCTACATCTAAATCGCCATTAAAATCTACGTTGCCTGCAACTGCAAGCGTTGTAGCCATGTCAACAGCGCCATCAATATCAACAACATCAAGGTTTGTTGTGCCGTCTACGTCTATATCTCCAGAAATGTCTAAAGAAGAAGCAGTCAACACACCCGTAACACCAAGTGTACCTGCAATGGTTGCGTTCACATCTACATCTAGTGTATCTATGTGTGCTGTACCATCTAAGTAAAGATCACGCCACTCTTGTCCAGAGCTTCCAAGATCAAATGCACTGTCAGTGTTAGGGATAATATTACTATTTACATCTGCACCGAATACAACATTATCACTTGCTGCGTCACCTAGAGTAAGCGTACCGCCATTAAGTGTTGTAGTACCAGTGACTACAAGAGTTCCACCGATAGTTGTGTTGCCTGTTATACCTAGTGTGCCGCCAACAGTTGTGTTGCCTGTTACGCCTAGAGTGCCTGCAATGGTTGCGTTAGCATCTACGTCTAGTGTATCTACATGGATAGTTCCATCAAAGAAGCCGTCCTTAAACTCTAAAGAGCTAGTACCTAAGTCAATGTCTGAATCAGTTACAGGAACAATTGCACCGTCTTGGATGCGAATCTGTTCTACTGCTGCACTGCTTACCTGTACAAAAAATCCCCAACGGTTGTTAGTGGTATCGACTACAAGCTTGTTTAAGAAATCTTGATCGCCAATAATTTCAATGTTACCACCTTCTCCTGCTCCACCGTCATGTTGGTGTCCGGTAGTTCCAGTAGAAGTGTATGCAAACGCAGATACAAGTTTATTGTATTCGTCATTAAAAAGTGCAGCGGTGATTGTATCGCCATCTGTAAGTGTGCTTTGTCTAGTATAACTTGATCCTGCCATGTCTGGTTATCTCCTGCCTGATGGGACGTAATCAACGTACAAGCCGTTAATTGCATAGGGTGCGTTTTGGTCATCACTGGTAATTCTAAAGTTTGTTACGTGTCCACTTCCTTCTACTGCTTGTCTAAACATTGGATCTTTACTGCCGCCAAATGTTGCTGCTGCAAACGCTACGTTTCCAAAAGAAGAAGGAATTGGAATTCCTACTACGGGATATGGTGCAGGTTGAGGAATGTCTAAGTCTTCGTAGTCATATCGAAGTCTTAGAAACGGGAGTATCTCGCCTTCAGGAGACACAGATATTTTAACGTAGTACAAAGTCTTTCGAGTTCCGATGTCTCCAAAATCATAATTGGGTGTGCTATATTTTGCTGAAATATTAAAAGCTGTTCCATCATCAGAAAATGCATTGCCTGAGTCATGGTTATAAACATAGCCTTTGCTATCTCCGTGAAATGTTTTTTCCACGCCATCTTTGTTAAAGCCCGATGTTAGACCTGTTGCTTGTATTCCTTTTGTTTCAGACCATTCAAAACCGTTAGGTGTTAATGTTCCTATAATTCCAAGCGCAATAGACGAAGCACCACCAACCTGACTAAAAAATAATCTGTATTGTGATTTGCTTCGGAGTACTGTACTAGCAAGCGTAAAAGTATTTACAGACTTTGCAAGTGTAGATATTACAGACTGTATCTGCCGACTTACTGATCCTAATTCAACGTCACCAATACGTGCTGTACCTGCTACTGAACGTATGCCATCCGGTGAAAGAAACACCAAGTCACCGCCAATCTCTTGGATGCTATGTGAACTCAAGCAACCTACGTTTTTAGTAACTGGAACAATTGCAATGTTAGAAGAACTAGTAATGTTAATAAGCTTGTGTATGCTATTGCGACAAAAGATAATTAAGTCATCACGAAAGCTTTTGATGCCTACTACTTGGTCTGGCAATAAGATGCTGCCTGCACCTGAACCAGAAAAACTAGATGGATCAAGTGTTGAGCTATAAAAGATTGTGTTCTTTGCGGTTGGTGCGCCTGCTACAACTAAGTGATTATTGTGTATAGCGCATGTGGTCGGTGCTGTTGTTCCGCTAACAGTTACTTCTTCTGCAAAAAATGTACGGTTAGCTAAAGTTCCTGTTCCTGTCATTTTAAAAAGAAAAGGCTTATTAACTCCGTCAGTAATAACAACTGAGCCGTAATCGGTGTTTCCTTCAAATACTGCAAAAGATGTTTGAGCTTGTGCAGTTCTATCGTCTGCACTGCGGCCTGAAAAAGTTGAGAAGTCATCTCCCCCACTTGCAACGCTTGCTTTGTTAAGCTGTAACCAAGTAGTTTCGCCATCTTGACTAAAGAAAATTCCAACGCCACTACAAATAATTACTCCGTCTGCATATACTTGCACACCAAGAATACGATTACCACCGTTAGGTCGAGTATCACCAAAAGCTGAGTAACCGTTTATACGTCTGTACCCGCCATCTGGATTAACTTCAAAGTTTAATAACTCTGTAGCAACTCCGGGCTGTGCGAGCATTTCAAGTTGATTAAGGTTAGTATTTAAACCACCTCTGCATGAAATACCAAAGGGTTGTGAAGCAGCCATTAAACGAACCTCATCCGGTCATCTTTAATATCCGCAGGTACTGGCTCAATAAGATTAGAGCGCATGCTGCGTAAACCTTTTCTATAATCTTCTAGTGCAAAAGCTGCTGCTTGCGGGTTATCTTTAAACTGCCAGATGTAGTACCTAGCTCTAGCTTGTAGAACGCCCGTATACAAATCTGGAAAAACTATAGTGTCTCCGTGTCCAGAGAGTCTTGAAGGAAGATCCCAAGCGTAGAACCAGACGCGGTAGACCTTGTCAGGAATGGGACTGAGTCCAAATTTGCGAGAGTCAGGGCTACGTATAACAGCGTTAGGTACACCAAATTGTTGAGAGTCTGCATCATCTAAGTTCTCCGAAATTCTGCGAAAGTCTTTCCAAGCTTCTATAGTCATAAAGCGTAAGTTTCTAGCTACATAAGGAGCTACTTCACCTGAGACACCTACGGTGGTCATGTAGAAGTTGTCCCAGTCTATTGAACTAAAATCCGTTGTGATGTTTGAACTAGCGGGTTTTAGTTCATAAAATCTTGTGCCTGCAACAGTCTCAACATATACGTTGCCGTACATAGGATCTGTCTCACCACTTTCTGCCGAAGCTAGAAAAGGCCATTGTGGTTCTTCAGTTATAATATCAAAGTAAGCTCTGTTTACTGAGTCTTTGACATGTTGTTGAACACCTAACGCGGATGCGAAAGTTGTTGATGTAAGGGCAACTTCATTGAGTTCTCGTAGAAGCTCATTAGTTAATTCAAGGTAGGTTGTTGCCATAAATTATTGCGCCTTTGATTTAGTTTCAGTTTCTTTCTTTCCGAAAATAGCGTCCCAGTTATCTTCGTATTTTTTTTTATTCTCTGGCTTGTACCAGTTACCTGTGTCTCCAAGGATTCTTTTCTTGCTGTTTCCTTTAATCATTACAGGCTTGTTGTCGCTTCCTACTAGTGGCATAAATACCTCTTATAAAGATCAGGGGGCTTTTACACCCCCATCTCTAGTTACTTACTTAGTCGATACCGTAGAACGCTGAAACCATTGCTTCAGGACGTAATACTTTAGCACCATATACGTGCAGACCACGACAGATGTCACCGAAGCTATCTGGATCACGGATGACCTCAGTGCTTGTGATAGTCTGTGCAGTTGCAGTGGAGCTAATGTGACCAGACAGTACTTGACCCGCAGCATTGCTTGGAGTAGCAATGTTGTTAGACTTGTACATGTCAAAGCCGCGTAGCTTGCCAGATGATACTAGACCGTTACGGATAGAGCCTTGGCCTGCGTTGAAGTCTACAGACATTAGTTTAGAGCTAGACTGGCCCAACTGCTCGTAAAAGCTAGGTGGAGCCAAGAACCAACGACCTTCTTCTGGGATGTTCTGCTCGTCAAGAAGACGGGCCATGTACGCCATCAGATCAAGAGGATCATGCTCGTTAGTTCCAAAACCAATATCCAAGTTACCAGTACCGTCAAAAGTTCCGGCGGCTAGATCAGTAGCATTGTCGCTACCAAGGATGTGGTTAGGGCTAGAAGCTGAAACGCCTGCGACCATCTTTGCAATTACACCTGCGTCAAAAGCATCTTTCAATGCGTAAGCAGCAGAAGAAGCAGCAACTTCTTTAAAGTTAACGTGAGACATTGCAGTTTCAATATCATCAACGATGAATTTAAATGCGTTGGCTACGTCAACAACCAAAGTAATTTCTTGGTCAGTTAGCTTAGTTTGAGTTACGTCTGCACCACGCTCATACTGATAAACAGTAATTACTGGTTCTTTGATAACCTTTACAGAATCACCAAAAGACGAAATCTCACCACTGTAATCAGTGTTGGTAATTGCTTCAGCTACAGAAGCTTTGCGAAAGAAGTTAAGAACTTTCTTCGAGTAAATCGAAGGAAGAAAGAAACTGTTAGTTTGACCAGATACTGAGTTACCGAAGTTACCGTTAGTGTCTGTGCCTTGCTCAAATAGAGCGTCCGATTGGTTAAAAGCCATGTTGTGTTACTCCTAAAAAAGACAATAAGTAGTTACTGCACTCTGCCTTCCATGATAGCTAAATCAATTTCTTGTTCAAACTTATCATATTGTTGTATAGACAAAGCTGCAATTTCCCGTTGTGTCCAAATCTTTGGCTGCTTAGAATCTACGCGAGTAGTTCTTGTAGATACCATATCTGCTGCTGAAGAGTTGGAAGATTGTGACTTAGACGGTTTTTGCTTCTTACTTGTCTTGATGCCGTTCTCCATTTTATAAAGATCAATAGCTTTGACTGCTAAATTAACATTGTCTGGGTTTTCATAGATCCAACCTTGAATTACTTCAGGTTGTTCTTTAGCCCATTCGTGGAACTTATCATCGCCTCGTATATCCTCAAAATCAGGATGCCGTGAGCGTAGTGTAGATTCAGCTTCTTTTCGCTGTATGTTTAATTCTCGTTCTTCAAGAACAGACATTTTAGTTTTTAAAGCTTGCATTTGTTGTTCACTTTGTAAGTGTGCAACAGTTTCTACGGTTTCATATAGATCAGGATATTGCTCACGAAAGTTTTCAAGATCTTCGGCTGACTTAGGCGGGGCATACGCAGGTTGCGTTTCTGTTGCCGCTGCTGTAAGTTGTAGTTCTTTCTGCTTAAAGTCTGCAATTTTCTGATCGTAATGTTTCTTTAGATCATCGTATCGTTTCTTATAATTTGTAGTACCTGTCTGAGCTTCCTCTTCAGGGGCCGCTTTGCGGGTAGCCTTCTTAGGTGTCTCTTCTTGGTATAGCCCATCTGCTGATCCTCGACTGGGTGCGTCTTCTGTGTGCCATGCCTTTCGAGAATTGTATGGATTGGCTTCGGGTTCATCAAGTTGTTCTGTTACATTACTCATCTTGTCACTCTCCTTTTGGGGCTTGCTAGTCTTTCAAGGTGGCTATATTACTCGCGTTTGTAATATAGGGTCTTGATACTTCAAGGTGGCCTCTGGATTATATTTTGTGATAAAGGGTTTAAATTAATAAAGTGGCTTTATCGTTATCTTACGCTTGGCATCCGGTTAGCAGTGACCATTTGTTTCTTAACTTCGTCATCACTGTCATAAGAAGACATTTTTATATCGTCTTCGCTAGTTAAACCTCCGAATGCTTTCTTCATGTAACCACCATCATAAGCACGTTCAGCATCGTCCATCATAGTTTGTAGCTGATCCGCACCCATTTGATCGGTGGCTTTCTTGGTGAAAACAAATTCACCAT